TCAGTGCCTTCAGCTCCTGCAGTATCATTGCCCCACGCTCTTCGTTGAGCAAGGCTTCATCTGCAAGCTTCTCAATAGTGCCGTCGTGCATCACATCACCATGACGTTCGAGCATTACTGACTCAGCCTGTGCCTCTGCTTTCGTGTCGATAGGCACCGCGTCAACAAGGTCTTTCAACAACTGGTCACCGGAACCGTAGCCTAGCAGGGCTGCAGCTTCATCAGGGTGAACACCTAACGCACCTTTGACAGTCATGCCTTTCAACTTGACAGGGATACGTCGTGAGCTACGGCCAATTTTGTCCACCACATCTTCACCGACTAGCTCTTTGACAGCAGCATGGTCAATCTTGATGTCGCCATTCTTCAATGCTTCACGAGCAAGATACACTTTCTCGTTCTTCAGCGTCTCAGTCTGTACCTCAGTCTCATCGGCAAGCTCATCTTTCCACCATTGCTTGGTTTGACGAGTGAGCTGCTTGATGAGTTTCTGGCGTAGCGTTTCGGTCTGCTTGTCAGTGACTTTTTCTTGGCGCTTCTTGTAGTCGATGAACTCCTGCTCGGTCATCCCTGCCATCGCAGCACCGGTGAACATCGGTGCATACTGGGCACGAGCCTCTGCAGCATTAATCTGTTCCTCAGTAGCTATCAGTCTGTCAAATACTTGACGCATCTCATCGTCCAGCTTGATGTTCTGGGGATTAAAGAAACTGTTAACCACACGGTAAATCTGGGTCATCCATCGTGCAAATGTTCTGAACGCATTACGTAGCTCAATCGACGGTGCCGTGCCTTCCAGCAGGTACTTCTCAAAGCCACGAGCGAACTGCTCATGCACTGCACGACGTATGGCGTCATCCCGCTCCTTGTCACCAGCGGTTCCAGTGTCTAGGAATGCAGCAACGTGTCTAGGAATAATTGTGGTGTTAGGCGCGTACTCACCCGCTTCTTTGGCCACATCTTCAGCATTACGCTTGTACCAGTTGTGGATTGATTCGAGAGTGTTCACAGACTCAAGGTTGCTGTTCTTGTTGGTCAGCTCCATCTCGTACATGAAGTGGGCGAACTCGTGCAGGAACGTGGACAAGTCAGACGCTTCGGTCAATCGGATAGCTGACTCACTTGGTGAGTAGTAACCTTTCGTTACGCCTTGCTCTTGGAACAGTAGTTTCTGCTGTTCAGCTATGACTTGCTGACGTGTCTTGTTCACATCGTCATAAGTTTTTATCTTTAACCCTGCATCTTTCAGAATCTGCAACGCCTGCTTATCCATACCCTTGGGCACGACTGCGGTATTGAACTCGCTGAACGCAACTGGTCGCTGTATCTTAGTTTCAAAGTAGCTTGAAGGTAGACCTGCAAGGTACTCAGTCAGGTCACTGACAATCTTGTAAGCTTCAGGGGTCATGTCAAAAGCTTCATTAAGCCCTTTGCGCCCTTCTATGATTGCATTACCCGCGTCTTCCGAGTACCCCCATGAGTCAGCATCGAACTTGTAGAAAGGTTTTAGTTTAGCGAGTGCATCTTCTAGCACATTAGCGGAATCTTCTTTCACGTCTGTCATCTGTTCTTCAGTGACAATACTGTCCCGTCTAGCTTTCACCCGTTCGATGGTCTTCATCTCATTGGCGTAGGCCGAGCGTATCGAACCTGCACCATAGAATGATGTCTCTCCAGCTTGCAGTTTCTGAGTCATTTCTTTGACTACATTCTGCATATTGTAAGGTAAGTACTTGCGATTCCCTGAATTGGTAAAACCTTTAAATATCTTCTTGCTGTCCACCATGTCGTTGAAAGTAGCAGTGACCCATTGGTCATACTCGTCACGCAGTTTCTTGGTACGCAGTTTCTTATCTATGTCACCACGTAATTGGTGTAGGTCGGTGTTACCTTCTCGGTTGAACCTGCGAACCTGTGACTCGAAATCACGAAGACTGCTTGCATTAACCTCCCCATCCTCCATGAAGTAAAGTCCTGCGAGTCTCTCGGCACGTTCAGGGAACTGGTCCCTGACTGCATCCACTAACGAGGTGTAGTGCTCTTTGGCCACCTTCCTGAACTTCACGTCTAGGATGTCGGTAGTGCCAAGCTTGTCGGCCTTCTTGATTGCGGGAGGTATTTTCTTAGTTTTAATCTTAGGAGCTTTACCCTGCAGAGTCAGCCAATGGTATTGCACTGCTGCTGACCTGCGCAGGTTATCCGCACCTGAAATGTCTGACACCGATTGGATGTCGGGCTTACTCAACCCCAGTCCATCAGGGTCAAGCAACGCATCAAACGCATAATACGCCTTGTTGTTGATGTCATACACTGCACGAGGTTGACGTGGCGAGTAGATATCCGCATCGAAGTTACGTGCCTTATCTGACTCAAGTAGCGACGGGTCAGCGAGAAGAGATACCTCTCCAAATGCTGTGAAGTCACTTATGTCCGAGCGAACTGTAGCGATAGAAGGCGCAGCTAGTCCACCGAGGGAGGCTGCTGCTATGATGTTCTCAGCAGAAAGATTGTGAGTAACGACTAAATTCTTAGGGGAGTCATCTGACTGTTTGAACTGCTCGTCACCATCTAACTGCTTCAAATCTTTAGGGTCAAATATGACTATCTGATTATCAGCCTCAGTGAGTCCTGTACCATTGACACCTTCATACCCCTGTTCCTTCAGACGTCGGTGTACCTCATTCATCCCTATAGGTTCACCGTCATCGTTAGGGTCTTCTTCCAGCGCCATCTCCTGCAGGTCAAGCTTGGTGACCTTGAATAGTTTATCGGTTCTAACTTGTACCGGAAGAGCACGAACAGAGTCAGCGGCACCTGAGCGGTCAGTAAGGTTAGCCCAGTATCTCGCTCCTGACTCACGGGGGCTTAGGTACACGCCCTTGCCATATTCTCCCGACTGTGACGCCTGCAGGTCAGTGAAGTCAGCCTTAGTGCCGTGATAGAAAGTGGTAGACGTATCGAATCCCTGTGAGTCTTTGGTTACTTGGTTCAACTTAAAGCTATCTTTAAAGCTGTCGTTAACCAACTTACCGAGTGCAGTCTTTATCCCTACTGATAGGTCAAAGCTGTCAGACTCCTCCGACATCGCTGCACTTATGGACTGTGAAGGGTACTCAAACCCCAGCCACTCAGCCTTTTCTAGTGCCCTAAGCAACCGATGGTATTTAACTGGTAGCTCGTCGATGCTATCCATCACTTCGTCTATGTCTGAATCCTCTGGCAGTACATCTAAAAATTCATTCTTAAGAGCGTTAAACATCGTAGGGGCATCCCTGAATGCAGGAGTCTCTTTCTGGTTCAACTGCTCCTGTTCAGCAGCCAACCGTGCAGCTTCACCGGTCTGTGGTCCTTCAATGACTAGACCGGACTGCTCGTATGCTTGCTTGATAGTCAGACCGTTACGCTTGGCAAATACAGTGGCCCATGCAGGCACCAGTTGTGCCATCACTGACGCATCTGCAGCACCTACACGTCCAGTGTCAATCAACTGCTCTCGTACTGAGGCGTAGATGTCCTGAGCCTCCACATACTCGCTGACACTCTCCTGAGCTTCATTCATCAGGTTAGCCACATAGTCGTTCGACGCAGTGGTGACTTCTTCCTGTCTGAATGGTGCAGTAGTGTCACCGTTCATGGTCATGAACTCGCGCAACGCTTCATAATGAGGTGTGCCTGCCATGACCGTGGCAAAGTCGGCAATAGGTATGGCGAGGTCGGTGCCCAGTGCTGCAGCTTCGTTGGCCTTCTCAGACAGCATCTGGATGACTGGGTCACTTGAGTCTTGGTTCTCGTTTAAGTACAGACGTGTCTGCACCCCATCGATGAACACCTGTAAATCTTTATCGCCGTCAGACTGCTCGATGAACTGTCTGAACGCTTCAGGGTCGAGCTGTCGTAGCTCAGAATTAGTGGCCAAGTCATTAATGCCGTCTATGTCTTTTTGCTCTTTAATACTTAACATCTGCAGGCGGGTCTGCTCTTTGGCACGCGCATCGGCTTTGCGGGTCATGAACCGGTTGAAGGTTTCCTCGATTGCTGTGCGGTTAACGTTGATAGACTCTGCGCCACCAGCCAGTATACCACCACCGATACCGCCACCAACTGCTCCGCCTAAACCACGGTCCAGCATCTCACTAATGAGCATAGGCGCATCAGTGCCATACTTCTCACCGATGTACTCGATGATACCTTCTTGCACGGCCTCAGTGCCTGCTTCTAGGATTAACCCTCTGGTGGCCTTGGTGTACACTTCTTTGATTTTACTAGTGGCACCTTCAAGAATCTCTTGGCCAACTTTCTCAACCTCGGTCTTGCTCATGCCTTTAAATATTGTAGCCGGTAGGATTCGTTCCAGTAAGCTGGACCCGATTGCAAACGGCATAGCTTCCATGGTCTCTTTGATGGTGCCCTCTTTCATGCCTTTGTTCTTGGCGCGTGCATCCCCCATTTCGTTAGAACGAGACAGGATGTACGCAGGCAACGCAAATGCTGCAGCTAACATATCGGGGGAGGATACGATGGTGGACTCTATGCCAAATGACAGAGCTTCCCCCATTCCAGATATCACGCCATCATCACTGAATGACTGCTTAGTACTGCCCCACGTTGATGCTGGGATGTAGTCGAAGTCTTGCTCTTTCAGAGCTTCACCGAAACCCTTGAGCTTGCTGCCGCCTTTCGCATCCTCCAGAACCTTAACCTGCGCTGGAGTCATGTACATGGGTATCCCGCCTACCATGGTGAACATGCCCGTGGGCACTGCCTCATCCATCTGCGCGACGAAGTCGGCCATTCCACCCAGTAGACTGGACACTCGACCTGCCACCCCACGGAGAGTGTTGAATGGTAACTCAACCTCTGGGGCGCTAGGGTTCATAACTGTCTCGATGCCTTTTAAATTATCGATATCGTTATGGGCAATTGAAGCATTGTTGTAGTCGGTCAGGTATCCCGCAGTGACAGGGTTGTCGTTCACCATGGATTCGAGGTCGATATTCTTCAGCTTGAGATGGTTCTCTACTGATTGGATATCCGACTCGACAGCAGGTACAGGGATACCCGACTGACGAGACAGATTGTTCAACTTGGCTTGATGCTGTGGAACTGTCTGCACCGCCTGAGACATCGTAGCACTGAGCTTATTTTTTGTCTGACCTCGCATCATGTCTTCCGCTGACATGGGCTGGTCCAACTGATTGAACCCCGATAAATCTACGTTATCTAAGTTCAGCGTGGTTTGCTCATTGCTCATTGTCTAGCCTGTTCGTATGCCTTAAATATGTTGCTGACAGTAGCAGGAATGTTATTTTTATTCAAATATTCTGATACAGATTTAAGGTCGTCTGCAGGGATGTCGGTCAAGTCCTGTTCATCGTCTAATAGCCCGAAGAACGAACCTCCTTCAACCACGTACTTACGGGTGAAACTGTGCAGTATATCGGTGTACTCTTGTGATGTAAGAGGGCTGCCCTTCTGGGCTTCCTGCATCTTGGCTTCGCTATCTACCACCCCATAGAACGCATTCACTCTCTTAGTCTCTTTGTCGTTCCAGCTAGACTTCTGGCCGAATATCTGCTCCACAGTTGCACTGGTCTGAGCGGTACGACTTCTGCCTGTCTGGACCATTGACGCCTTATTAGCTGCGTTCGGTCCTCGCGCATCCTTGACCATCTCGATTAACTGCTTACGCTCAGTCGGAGCCAGAACATCGAAGTAGTCTGACGGTTCAATCTTGGCAATCTCTGTCTCATCCATCAATGACAAGTCTGAAAACGTCACATAGTTGGTTTGAATCTTACCGGTAGCTTCTAATGACTGTCGCTGTTTTGTGGTCATCTTGCCCCACAGCTCACTGTTGTTCGCTTTGAATGACTCTATCGACTCGTCAGGACTGAACTTCACGCGCTCTGCTTCTTCATAGATAGCACCACGGGTCTCAGCGTCTGCCTGCTTTTTGAGGTTCAACTGGTACATGGCCTGTGACTTAGTGGCCTTACGTGAATCAGGGTCTTCAATCTTGTCCACTTCAGCTAGAATAGCGGCACGAGCGTCAGGTCGGTCACCATAGTCAGCCACCAAGTTAGTGCCCTTAAGCACTGCTTCTCTGGAGATGTCACGCACGCTCTCGGCTTCTTTACGCTCGGTCAGCATCTCCTGCAGGTTAACCCTGTCTGGACCCTCTAAACTCTTTCCATACTTCTCCATGGCCGCTTCGCCTTCAGCAGCACTTGACTGAGCTGCAGACTTGATGACATTGGTGGCAAAGGCAGAGTTGTAGTTCTCCAGCTTCTCGTTGGTAGCTTCAGGACTCAACCCTTGTATCTGTGCTGCTTCGAGTACCGACTCAGTGCCAAGGGCACGCTGCACCTTCAGATTGTCAGATGAGTTCCAATACAGCGCCGAGTTCTCTAATGTGTTCTCGACCTCTGCTTCGATGTTGGCCTGCTCCCATGCCTGCAGGTTCTTGGACGAGTGACGCATGATGTCTGCATTACTGCGAGTAATTTGTGCCGATGCTACACGCTCGAACTCTTGACGAGCCTGAGGACTGAGCTTGCTGGCGTACTGCTCCTTCAGCTTATCTAGCTGTTTACTGGTGTCACCAGCGGTATCGTACGCAGTTCGGCCTTGAGTGTTGAAGTACCCACTGTCAGGATTGAAGAACAAGTCGTTCTTATCACGCTCGAAACCTGTTGCCGCTTCCTGTGCTTCTGCGACAGTGGCCTTCTGGTTCAACTGATTCGCTGCACTGGCTAGGCTGTTAATACCCTGTGCTAGCTGCTGACCACCGTTGTTCACAGTTCGAGCTTGAGTACGACCGGCTACTTCTGTTCTGACTTGGTCAGGTTGATATTTTACTGTAGGCATTATGTAATCCTTAAGCTAGCATGAAGGCACTGGCATCAGTGTACCATTTAGAGTTCATAGGTGAACCTGCTAACACTTGACCACCCCCCGTTGGAGCTGGTGCATTAATCATGCCTGCAGTCGCTGCAGTAGTTAGTACGGTTCCCATCGCTGCTAGGTTAGCTGCACGTTTAGCTGCACGTCCTTCGGCCTTAGTCTGCACTGCTTGACGGTCAGTGGTATCCGCTTTCTCTGCATAGTTCCTGCGAATACGCAAGGCGTCCACTTCACCGAGCAACTGAGTATCTTCTTGCAAATCACCGGCTGAACCTGTGTCAATGTCAATGCCTGAAGCGCCCAACATCGCACGCTGTTTAGACGCGAACTCTGCCGTCTCTCTGCGCTTGATGTTCTCTTCTTCAGCACCTTTGTTACGGATGCTGGTGGCTTGGTTTTCTAGCTCACGAGCATTGTAGTTACCGGTCGCCTCTGCAGCTCTACCTTGAGAATACTGCGAGTATGCCTGAGTACCGCCTGCGACAACCGCAAGTGTGGTCATAGTTACTGGGTCACACATTACAATCCCCTATGTAAAATTTATGAAAGTGAGCACCATCCCTGCCGATTGGCTGGCTTGGCTCTATGGTGAAGCCCATCCACTTTAGCCATCGGATGCTGGTGGTATTGTCAGCATGGACAAAGTTTTTAAGATTAGGGCAAACCTGTATCATGTCATCTAGTCCCTGCTTACAATTGTTTATGAAAATTCGTCGCTGCTTAACTGCGTAATCAGTAGCTAGAAGCCATGGTACACCCGCCCCCGCCAATACGCTAGTGACTACGAGACCTATCACTGCACATGGCTTGCCATTAATCACCACGACACTACAGTGGTGGGACATCTTGGAGCCTCTTTGTAGTGCTTGCAGAGGAGTCTGACCAGAAAGAAGCTCGCATTCAAGCGCGTCAGCTTCTCTCATGTGGTCAGCTACGTACTTCAGCAGCTCGTCGTTGGGTTCAACGTATCTAACTGACATCGACACTGGGTATCACTGATAATACTGCCATAGGCATCGGGTTACTCTGCTGTACTCTCAATCCTCCACCCAGCTCCCAAGACGGCTCGACGAGTACATTCTCTTTATTAGTTGACAGCGGTATCGGACCATAGCCGAACGCCTCGTATCTTGGCTTGAACTCTATCATGTCTGCAGTACCATCATCCTTCAATGCCCCACATGATGCCCCTCGGGTGTCTTGGAACTCGATGGTCACATCATTGATGTTGACACTCTTAGCCTTCAACGACTCTGCCAACTGTGCCACGTCGAGGTCCAGTGTATCCATCGTGCAAGTGTAGCCTAGACCCACAGTCACCTTGGACGCTTCACGGGATAAAGTGATTGCACCAGATGCCACGGTCAGACCGGTGACCACATTCCCGTCAGCCACCACTGCTACCTCTTTACCTTCTAGGTGGTCAAGTCCTGATATGTTGTCAGCAGGCACGCCCTCGTATCGCAGCCCACTATCGACGCACCATACATTCTCAGGTCCGGTAACGTCGCGAGGCTCCATGCGCTCTACGTATCGCTTAGTTACACCCCCGATAGTGCGATTGACTATCACGTACACGGCATCTCGGAAGTTCTCAGATATGCTTGTGATGGACTCGAATGTTCCATCAGTGACGTGTTGGTGCCATGCCCAGACTTGCTGTTGACGCTGGTAAGTTAGCCCGAGCATCCGACCATCACTTCGAACCATCCACAAGATGCCGTAAGGCTCGTCAGCCAGTGTCATCTCTTCAATCTGGAAGCCATCAAGTAGATGCTGTGCCATGATAGACAAGTCATCTCCTCTGAATCCATCTGCATCCACCATGTAGTTGAGGTCACGTACTCGTGCCCCATTACTTTGCACGTAGATGATAGTCGCGTCAGATATGACAGGGGGAACGTAAGACGCCCCCTTGTTAGACTGCTTACGTACTCCAATAGTCGAAGGAGTCAGCACTTGGTCCTGCCCCTCAGTGACTCGCCACACTCCACCTGAAGTCAATAGCATGAGTGCATCCAGCTCCACGAGGTGTCTAATCTCGTTTACTTCTTTACCCGCAATAGTGAACGTGACCGCATCATCTGCGCGAGTAGGGGATGATGTTCTCAACGAATCAAAGTTACCGGTCTGCGACGTGAACACTGTCTGCCGCTGTTCGTTAGTATTAGCAAAAACCAAACGCTGTTGGTAGTAGTTTGTTGCTGAAGGCTCCTGCCCCGCTCGCAGGAACGTGCCGCCGCTGGTGTACGGTTGAAGTGGACCCACGACCCCCGAGTCAACCAACGTGAAGACATTCTGGTCAATTACTTGGATATCATAAGTGCCACCGTTGAACTGCGTGGGCTGTAAAATACCATCTATGAGCACCCGTTCCCCTGACGTCAAACCATGAGCAGGGGCAGTGAATGCGTACAGGTTATTAGCCCCAAAATCTGTGATTGCACCTGATATGTCAGTGAAAGGGTCGCGTGTTTCGGGTGGAGCGTCCGATATGACGGGCGCGATATTGAAGTCATCGAATGTCAAAGAGTTTGAAGTGCCTATGAACCCATACACCCCCGTGCTGTTTGAAGGGTCTTTGTAAATTCTATAGTAAGAAGCCCCTGCAACTGCAACCCACTGTATTCTTACTGCAGCAGTAGTGGCCAGTGATGGCGTAGTAATACTAGTCGAAGCCGATGCGACAGACTCTTCCCCACCAAAACTGACTGCTGTTACTACATAGGTGTACGCCTTGTCAAAATCTCCAGCCCCCTCTCCTACTGCAGCCGATGGCCCCTTGGTCGCAACTCCCCCTGACGTGTACGCGGAGTACCCTGTGCTGTCGATGTTGTTCAGTGAGAAAGTGGTGTCAGTCAATACAGTAATTAGGTACGACTGCCCATTTAGCTCGGTCATGCCACTTACTCCACTGATGCTGACTGCATCAAATCCTGAAAACCCATGGTTAGCTGAAGTGGTCACTACGGCAGGGTCAGCCTGTGTCACCCCCGTAATCGTAGCCGTCGCCACACTGGCAAACACTGGGGCGACTATGCGTGGGCTGAAGTCTATGACATCAAGTGACCAGTTGTTGTCTGCTGTTCGACTCAGGTTTCGTGGTGCATGGCTTGGATGCACAAGAGTCATCACGTCAGCCCGTTGAGTGAACGCGAGTCGGGACAGCTCAGACTCAAGGTATGGAGTGGCCAGTTCGTAGGTAGTGATACCGTCGTTCTCAAGCACCAGTCCACCATTGGTCACAACTCGCAGGGTGTTTTCTTCAAATATCAAAGCATAAGTCTGCTCAGTGTTAAAGCTAAAATTGATAAGCCTCGCACGCTTAGTGCTGTCCCCAATCTCGCAGATGAACTTGAACCCCTCACGAGAGTAAGCTCCCCCCTGCGCTTGCACATGCATGTTCTCCAGTTTAGCGAGACCGGTGGCATACTTCGTGATATCAGCTCGCGCACGTAGAGCAGGGGATATCTCACCACCGGTGAAACTGCGCTGAATTAGTTCTGGCATATCTAATACCTCACACTGATGGATTCGCTTTCTGGTATCTCTGCTTTTTGTTCGTTCAACTCGTTCACGACTCCGGCATTCAGATACTTCTCGTACATGCTTAACGAGTCAGCTCGTAACGCTCGGCCACTTTCTATGCCTGCTACCACCACGGCCATCTCTGAGGCCATCAAATGTGATAAAGCCATTTTGAAGTTATTACTAAACAGCGTCGGGTCAGTCACCCCGACTCGGTAGTCGATACGCAGGTTAGCAAAATTTGAAACGATTACTTTAGCACCATTGAGGTTGTAAACTTTATACTCCACGGTAGGTAAAGGATAACCACGCCGCGCACCATCTGGAGTAGTCCACGGATTATACAGCCCCGTACCCCCTGTCACTGCCTCATACTCAGGTATAATTCTGTTTACACGCAAACAATCAACGGGGTAAGAGTACACATACGCCCACCCATGGAGTTCAGCCACGAGAAGCGAGAGAGGCTTTATCGCACCGGCAAACTGCCACGGTGAGTCTTGTAGCATCTGGTCCCTCAAGAGCGCATACCTGAGTTTGCACTCACGCGCCTGAACGCTGCTTTCGGTTAGAGAGTTAATCCTCCCGCCCCTAAGATGCCCTAGTGCGAGGTTGCAGATATCTACTTCACTTGACATGACTGTGTCTCCTAGATTGTGCTGGTGGTTTGCTCTGAACTAGCAGTCGCAAATGTTACTGCGTCCACTTGCTCCTTAAATTCCTTAGCTTCAGCGTCAGCGTCAGCCTTGGCCTTGTTTTCGGCTTTAGTGCGAGCACCTTTCTCTTGCGCAGATTCACCCTTGATAGGCTTCAACCACGACGGGCACTTCTTGAATACCTTGTCGGCGTGCAGCTCTTTTCGTTTGCCGGTAGGAGAGTAAAATCTCCCTTCAAAAAATCCGTCACTTATTACTGTATACGATGGCATTGTTCGTTCCCCATATTGTTGTTAAAAAAAAAGCAGACTGATTAGAGTCTGCTTTGATGATATAACGAAAAGGTACTAAGCACCAGTAACGTTAGTCTGGTTACCCATTGTGATACCTGCAGTAACTGCACCGAGAGTCGGGTCAGTGCCTGTGACGGTGTAACGTACTGCTAAGTAACGCTTATCCGCACCAGTAGGCAAGACTTGTACAAACGTCTGCTTACCTGCGACTAACGCCGCCAATGGTATGACTTCAGTAGCGAGCACCGTTGAGGCTGACATGTCAGCATTCGGTGACACTTCAATCGTCACAGTTAGTGAGGTTAATGTGTTGAAGTTTTGAACGACTTGGATAAGAATTGGCACCGGAGTACCTTTACCTTTGTCATTGTGCAGTGCTGCAGCACCTTTGAACGGGGTAGCTGCGACACCAAGGTCGATAATGTTAGTTGACAATGCAGTTGCAGTGAGTAGCTGCGCTGCTGAAAACAGTTGTTGTTGCGAAAATATCATAATAATTTCCTAGTTCAGTTGAGTGAAACGTGCAGTATTAAACCACACGAGCCTCATTGTTCAAGAGAGCATCCACTTCACGAATTGGGATACCACGATACGTCATTATCTCTTCGCCCTGAATTTCCATAGGCTTGAGTCGGACGAAGCTATCACTAGCACCCGCGTTCGTTGCCAAAGCGTCCAGTGCTTCAAGGATGTCACGGTTACAGTAGATAGCTAACTTACCACCCGCTACACGTCGGTTCTGCAACTTGTAGTACGCTTTACGCAAGAAGTCATACAACGCGACTGAGCCTGCTTCTACGTCAGACATATCGATGTTAGCGATACGAGAAATGTATCTCCAGTCTTTAATCGCTAGGCCGATGTTCCAAGTGAACTTCTCTTCCATTGCATAGTATGGGTTACCATCAACATCGAGAACACGCTGTCTGCCCATGTCTTCACGCTGAATACCTGCCATAGTACCTTTAGGATACAACAGACATGCTTGACGCTCACCCCATGTGACGAACCATATCGACGTATTGTCAGCACCAGTACCACCAGCATCAATAATCTGATTACCGTTTGGAGCTGCCAGCTCGTTGAAGCGCGGAGCTAGTCCCATGAACTCTTCAGGGTCAGCAGCAGTGTTACCATAGAACATCTTAGTAGCCACTTCCTGATTCATGGACTCTAGGTACGACATGGCTTCCGACAGACGTACTGCGCCTTCGTTGGTGCTCAGTTTAAGCAAGCGTTCATCGATGGTGCTAAGACCTTCAACGAAGCCAGTTGTATCTTCAACCTGTGCGGTCTTAGATTTGCTTTGAGTAATACCTTTGTACAATCGACCCCATGATACATCAGGAAGACCGGTACGCACGGTGTGTAAGTGAGACGTGCCCTTGTTACACTCGACAGCGATAGCGTCGTCAAGTATAGGGTTCATCTCTGCTAACAGTTCAATGACAGCTACAAACTGTCCCGAGCCGTCTTGTTGCTTGTAGATATCAATTAAATCTACGAATGTGTTACCAATGATAGCCATTAGTTAATTCCTCTTAGGATTTTTCTGGATACAAAACGCTAACGTGGTCCTTTGGTTTACCTGCAGGATTACCCGAATCATCTGGGTTATCTTCTTTGGTCAACCGTCCCACCTTAGCCATAAATCGAATAACCTCAGGATGGTTGCCCATACCAAAATCATTCAGCAGCTTACTTAGACCTTCATTACCAAACTTCGCAATAGCCTCTTTGGCAACGCCGACGGTCTCATCGAACTTATCGCCACCAATTTCAGGGTCAGCTTTCGCTTGGTCAACCCAGTCGCTCTTCAACTGATTAAATGAATCCATTTGCCCCTGTTGGCTTGCCTCAACTTGTTGCGCTTGAAAATCAACTAACTTCTGCGCTTGCTCTTGGTTTAGCCCCAGCTCTTTGAAGAGTGGTGCAGCTTGGTCGAGTAAGCCTTCGTTAAGTGTCATTCCCTCGGGCAACGTAAAGTCGGCATAAGCTTCGAGTGAACTATCTTTGGTGTCATCAGTCTCAGCACCGTCATCGGCCTTATCAGCCGCTGGCGCTTCCCCTTCAACATCGGCAGTGCCTTTGTCTTCAGTGGATTCTTTTTCAACAGTAGACGCAGTATCTTTTTCAGACTGCGCATCTGCTTCTTGTTGTTCGGTTTGTGCTACTACTATCGCCGCTGCTTCAGTTGTCATGTCGTTCTCTTAATAGTTGTAAGTATTTATCGGGACACGCTTGCTCTAGTTCACTCACCAAGTTCAACCCTACTTGCCTCTTGCCTGCGTTGTATGCGTGCTTATGAGTATCCAAGTCGAATGTACTTGTGAACACTTGGGTAGATTCTAAAATCCGCCCTATGAACCTGCGCCCCCCTTCCGTGCTCATCATAGCAGTTATCTCGGCTATTTCAACGTCTCTATTACTACCTGCCATTAAGCTTCACCCATCATGATACGCTGCATCATGAACGAGCTACCAGATGCTACCCCCGCAACAATCTCAGCATCCACTACCACATCGACAGTAGCTGCTGTGCTGTCCGTGGTGCCGTCGTTGACAACTAGGCTGAACGTCAACGTCTGCTCTGCCACTGTGGAAGGTGAGACGAAGGTAGGTTGAGCCACTGTGGTGCTAGACAGGGTGACTACATCACCTGCTGTCTGACTCCACAAGTACGTCAGTGTGTCACCCTCTGGGTCAGATGAGCCTGCCCCGTTTAAGGTGACAAGTGCTCCCGCAGGTACAGCTTGGTCTGGTCCAGCGTTCGAGGTTGGTGCGGTGTTGCCCCCTGACAGGTTCAAACCTTTTGCCGCTAGTGGAATCGCCACTAATGCATCAGAGCTTGCTGCTGTGGGGTATGTGAGCAGCGCGCTGGTTGAGCCTGTGCCCCACGATAAAAATACATCAATATCACCTCTATCTGTGATACCTGCTGACAATGTAATATCTGCTGTGCGTATCCCTGTTCTATCGAAAGCGGTTATCGTCTGAACTGTGCTTGCAGATACAACCCTTACGCCCTCAGTTGAATAGCTTGTTCCTGCTGCTAAATCACTACCAAACGTTAGTGTAAGCACTGTTCCAGCGACGTTAATAGCTACACTTGATACCGTCGGTGAGAGTGCTGCAGCATACAGATTAGCTGTATCTGTACCTAGCTTTAAGTCTCCCGCGTCATCTGGATGTGTTCCGTCATCCGTTGCCTGAGTATAGATTGGCAACGGTAGTATCAGTGCATCGGCTTCTATAAACGTAAGTATAGATTCACGTATTACTTGCGCTGTTGCATCTGACCCTGTGCTAGTGTTTCTTCCTAGTGTCCCCATAACAATCGGGATGCTTGTTCCCCCAGACTTATCTAAAAAATCACTTCTTACTTGAGTTATGAATGTGGTTAATGCAGATGTGTAATCCGTACCAGATACGGCAACAACAGCGTCAGTTTGGCCTTGAATCCACAAGGCAAATTCAGCTCTATCATCTATTGCAAAGCCCGAATAGCGAGTTAGTGTATTGCTATATAATGTACTGCTTGGGTTTGCCCAATAATCAGAACCATCGCCCCTACTTATTGCACATTCATTAGATAAACACGTACCACCTATAGCAGTGTTTGTTAGAGCAACTGCGCAAGAATATGTGTTTATTAACGTTTCAGCCAAAGCCCTTTGGCCTGCGCCGATTGTTGGCTGTGCAAATGTTGAGCCGTCGTAATAGTAATATCCAGTTAAAGCTGCTGCTGTATCTTGAGTTGCTAGGTGCTGGGCTAACGATTGCCCTATTAACAGAGCTTTAATTCCTACAGCCCATACGTTAGTTTGTGTACTAACAACGCCAGTATTGTCAGAGTGCCTAACTGCTGCATAATATTGAGTAGTTGCAGATG